CAATACCAACGTCCCGTCCGTTGAATTGACGAATACGACGACCGTAACCGCAAAGCGAAACACCGGCACAGGCTCCGTCACAGTTGGATTCGTCGTAATAAATCACGATCCTGCGGCCATCAAGTCGATTCAGAATCGCACAGTCGCGCTAAGCGGAACGACGACCAGCGATACGGACACCGTAACGGCAGTAAAGCCTGAGAATTCGATTCTTCGATACGGCGGTTACTACACCGATAATGCGTCGAATCTTGTTTCGTTAAGCTCGCTGTCCCTTACAAACGCCACGAGCGTCACCATCGCAAGAAGCTACAACACAAGCTGCGCCAGGAACATTCGGTATCAAGTCGTTGAATACAACGATTATGTACTCAAGACCAAGAAAAACGCGGCCACGTCCATTAGCAGCGGCACGTCAGCAACGACTACCGTAAATTCCGTTACGACCAGCCGCGCCGTAACTTTTTACAACGGTCAAAGCATCGACAGTGGGACTACTACCCTGCGCTCCGGCCTCGAAGGCGTCACGCTGACCAATGCGACCACAATTACCGGGACAAGGGGATTCAGTACCGCAGCGATTACATCCGCTCAGTGGGATTTAGGGGAGTTTTACTAATGCGACAAACTTTTGTGCAGTACGACCCGGCCAACGAGGGAGTCATCAGCGCAGCCGTTACGAGCGACGAAGCACCAATCGTTGCCGATCCGTTACTGCAAATCGCCTTCCCCGAAGGAACGAATACGCTGGGCATGATGCTCGACTTGTCAGGGGAGCCGCCTGTTTTGATTTCCGCTCCAGTTATCAATCCTGGAGACCAATGAGCAACCCTAAAATCTAAATGTGAGCGTTCATGGGAGTCAATTATAACGCCCACATAAACTACAACGCTCCCGTCAATTACAACGAATCCGGCGGCGGATTCAGCGGAACCATCAATGTCACCCTCGATGGAGTAACGCTCGCCGCGACCGCTACCCAGACGTTTACGGCTACGATTGCCGCAAACCTCGCCGACGTTTCGTTATCCGCCGCCGCCACGCAGACATTCGCTGGAACCATTGCGGCCACGCTTGATCCCGTCACATCGACATCGAGCGTGACGGAGACATTCATCGGTTCTATCGCAGCGACGCTCGGCGACGTTTCGATGTCCGCCAGCGCATTGCTGGAATTTGAAGGCCAGATCGCCGCAACGCTCGCATCCGTTGCCCTCTCCGCCATTGCGACCCAGACATTCACCGGGTCTATAGCCGCGACGTTGGACGGGGTATCGCTATCGGCATCCGCCGCACAAACCTTTGTCGGCGCTATCGCCGCCGCGCTAGAAGGCGTAACGCTTGCCGCCGAAGCTACGAACGCCATAACGCTGACCGGCTCCATCGCCGTCACGCTCACCGATGTCTCGCTCGTAGCACAAGCGCAGCTAATCCATTCGGGATCGCTGTCGGCCACGCTCGCAAACATCACGTCGGCGATAGTCGCCTACGAACTAATCGCCTCTGGCGCAAACGTCATCGAGGTCAAGGACGACCATCGCTTTACCGCAATCGAAGCGGATACACGCTCGATTTCCGTCCGCTCCGAATCCCGCATCTCTCAGATTCCGGCGCAAAACCGCTTCATAAAGGTCAATTCAGAAATAAGGGTTATCGCCGCATGACTATCGAGGCTTTCGTAAAAGACCCATCGGACCAGATGGATTACGGCTTCGACTGGTCAGACTGGCTTGGTAGCGACACCATAACGGCCTCCGCCTGGACCGTTCCCACCGGCATCACGAACTTTTCCACAAGTAACACCACCACAACCTCGACCATTTGGCTCACGGGCGGAACGCACCAGACCGATTATCTCATCACCAACCAAATCACAACGGCAGGCGGACGCATCAAGCAACGCAGCTTCAAGATCATGGTGCGCGAGCAGTAGATGGATTTCTCGGTCAAGATCGAAGGGCTGGATGCGTTGGCCCAGGCGAACGACCGCATCCGCTTGAATGTCGCCAAGGAACTCAATGCGGGCGTTTATTCAGCCGCGCAACGCGTTGTAACCGAAGCCAAACGTTCCATATTGAGCGGCCAGAAAACCGGACGCCTGTATAAACGCCGGAGCGTGGCGCACCGCGCATCCGCGCCGGGCGAAGCTCCGGCATCCGATACCGGAAGACTTGTCAACAGCACACACGCGGAAGCCGCCGCCCCAGGCGAGGCATTAGCCATCTCCGGCAGTTCAAACGTGAAGTACGCCGCGTTGCTGGAATTCGGCACGTCAAAGATCGCTCCGCGCCCATTCATGTTCCCCGCCTTGGAAAAGAGCAAGGCATGGATCGCCAAACGCTTGCAGGACGCTTTGCGTCGCGGCCTTGAGGCCAAGTAAATGGGAACGCCGAGCAATGCTCTACAAGCCGCGATTTATACGAGGCTCAAGAATTATTCCGCTTTGACCGCGCTTGTATCGACGCGCATTTACGACTTCGTACCCGAAGAAGCGACGCCGCCCTACGTCGTCATCGGAGACGACACCGTTATCGACTGGTCAACCAAGCCCGCTAACGGATGGGAAGCAACCATCACGATCCATTGCTGGGATTACGAGAAGGCCGGACGCAAATCCATCAAGGCGATCATGAGCGCAATCTACGACGCGCTTCACCGCCAGGAATCGAACGTCACTGTCACCGGCTTCAATCTGCCGATCTTTCAATTCGAGTTTGAGCAGACATTTCAAGACCCGTCCGCAGAGGGACAGGGCGACAGGTACTATCACGGCGTCCAGCGATTCCGGGCGTTTATCACTGAATCTTAACACCACAGGAGAACTCTATGGCCGCACAAAAAGGCAGACTTTATTTACTCAAATTAGGCGCAGATGGATCAGGCGGCACCGTCGCCGGTTTACGCAATCTATCCGCCCAGATTGCTAATCAGGCGGTCGATATCACGAACAAGGACTCCGGTGGATTTCGCACGCTCCTCGAAGGGGCAGGCACTCAATCCGTCGATATTTCGGCAGACGGCATCGCCTCCGACGGCGCGACCTACGAAACCATGAGAGGCTACGCCATCGCCGGAAGCATCAATAGCTTCCAGGTCATCGGCCCGGACAACGACGCGACTTCAGCGTCGTTCCTCATTACGAGTTTTCAGGAAGCTGGAGCGCAGGACGATGAACTGAAATTCACGCTCACGATGCAGTCGTCAGGAACCGTAACCCAAACGCAAGTGTAAGAGGCTCCCATGACGACGCTCACCGTACAAACTTCCGTCTTTGGCGGACTCAACTATACGTCCGCATCCGCATCGACCGCCGACAAGTTCAGCAACGACGGAAAAACGTTTTTGCTGTTCACCAACGGCAATGCTTCCGCGCGGACGCTCACCATCGCCGCCAATGACGCTGACAAGCCAGGCTTTGGCACTATCGTCGTACCGGATACCGCCGTCACGCTACCCGGTAGCGGGGCTGGCGGATTGGCCATCGTCGGGCCATTCCCAGCGGATCGTTTCAACGACAGCAATGGGCAGGTGAACTACACGCTGGATGTTGCCACTAGCATGACCGTCGCCGCCATCAAGCTCGCTACCTATGCCTGATTTTGATCCTCAAAAACCGCGATACGTCCTTTCCATCGCCGGAAAGGATTACGAGGTCGAAGGCACATTCGGGCTGATCGAAGCGGTCGAATACGCCATCAAGGACAACATCCTGAGTGTCGCCGCGCGCTGTCCCGGCATGGCTGTATCCGATATCGCCAGACTTCTCGCGGCCATCCTTAACGCATCAGGCGAGAAAACATCGGCGAACGCCATTGGCAACATTCTTTGGAACGACGTAGGCATCACGACAGAGGCATACGCAATGCTCTGTCTTCACGTCCATGCGTTCCTGCGAATCACGATGGCCAAGCCTTCAGAGCGCGCCGAGGTCGCAAAACAAATGGGGGAGCTTCTGGGCCGACCCGATTCCCCTGGGCTGACTACAAGCGATTCTGTTTAGGCGTTCTTCACTGGACTCCCGAAGCATTCTGGCGCGCCTCCCCTTGGGACGTGGAAGACGCCTACGAAGGCTATGCCCTCGCCAACGGCATCAAGAAACCCGCCGACCACTATCCAACCCGCGATGAACTCCGCGAACGCGAACAGGAACATAACCAATGGCTGACATCTCGGAACTCGTCGTCCGCATAAAAGCGGATGCGGCGCAGCTCGAACGCGAGATGAAACGCGCGCAGGGAATCGTGCAGCAAAGCACCAAGACTATGGGCGGAGGGTTTGGAGTCTTGAACCAGCAAATCCGCTCTCTGATTCCCGCTATCTCTCTAATCGGATTTGTCGCGTTTCAACGACACGCCATTAACGCAGGCGATGCTCTTAGCGATATGAGCAAGCGTACCGGCGTCGCCGTCGAGACGCTATCAAAGTTCCGCCTTGTCGCGCAGCAAAATGGCACGACAGTCGAAGCCGTAGGACGCGGCTTTAAGGATATGCAGATATCCATCGCCGATGCCGCCGACGCAAGCTCAGCCGCAGCGAGAGCATTCAAACAGTTGGGTATTTCGGTATCCGACCTGGACGGGCTTACCGACGAACAGCGATTCCTTCTTATCGTTGATCGAATCAATCAGTTCTCCAGCGCGTCCGACCGCGCGAGCCTCAAAGCCGACATCTTCAAACGATCAGGTTATGAGCTTGGCGCCGTCATGGACGGAGGATCGGAAAAGATCAAGAAGGCAATGGATCAAGCCGAACGGCTTGGGCTTGTTATTTCAAAAGAGCAAGCCGACAAAATGGATGACTTTAATGACAAGTGGGCTGTCTTCGTTGGCCTCTGCGAACGCTTCGCCCAATCCGGGTTCGTGCAGGCTTATGACGCTTTCGCGCGCGTCTATAACAAGACTGTTGGATCGGACACCAGAGTTTCTCTTGGCGATTTGGATAATCTAACGCAGGTTCAGGATCGTATTGCGGCGTTGCAAAGTCTTCGCCAGCGCACCGTTAATGCGCTTAATTCTGAAGACGATCCATCCAAATTCCCCGATCTTCGCGCCAAAATACTCGACTATCAGCAACAGATTAATGAAGCGGGCAAGGCGGGCATGGGCATGTACGGACCGAATCCGCAATCCACGTCAGGCGAAGCCGCGCCGGGCAAAAAGCTTGTTAACGTCAATCCCGAAATCGAGAAGGCCACCAAGTCTCTCGCCGACTACAATGACGAGTTGCAGCATCAGCATGAATTCGCTGGCATGTCGCCACGCGACGCCGCCGCGCAGAAAGCCTATTACGATACGCTCGCCCTGGCGCAGAAAGCCGGAGCCAAAAATGCGGAAGGTCTTGCCCAATCTTACGCCGATGTCGCACGTTCCACATATGACATGGCGCAGCAACAGGCCGAAGCGACACGGTTCACCGCCGAAATCAAAGATCAGTTCGCCGAGACCGCAGGCAGCATCATTACCAACTCGAAGAACGCCGCCGATGCCGTAGGCAATCTTGCGAAGGCTCTTGCTGAGATCGTAGCCAAGAAATACATCCTCGGTCCCTTGGCCGATTCTCTTTTTGGCAGCGGCGGCGGATCTGGTCTGCTCGGCGACGCACTCGGCGGTCTATTCAACAGCCCGACCGATAACGCGATCAGTTCAAGCATTGCGGCGAACAGTGGCTTTGGCGGATTCTTCGCGGAAGGTGGTTCCCCTCCTGTCGGACGCCCCTCAATAGTCGGTGAAAACGGCCCGGAAATATTCGTTCCAAAATCCGCTGGAACTGTCTTGCCTAATAACAAAATCGGTGGAACGTCCATCGTCGTAAATCAGACATTTCAAATCAGCCCAGGCGTTCCCGAACTCATCAACGCCAGCATACGGCAAGCTGCTCCCGCCATCGCCGCGATGGCCCACGCGGGCGTATTTCAAGCCATGCAAAACGGCGGATCGGAATCCCGCATCGCCGGATTGAGGTCTTAATGTCCATAGACATGCCCTTGTCGCCCGGATTCACGCTTTGCCGTTTCGGGTTGGAAACAAATACGCAACGCTTTGAAAGCCCATTAACCAAGACCATTCAACGGGTTTCCCTTGGCGGAGCGCGCTGGATAGCTACCTATTCGCTTCCGGCCATGAACCGCAATCAAGCAGCCGCGTGGAAGGCTTTCTTCGATCTATTAGATGGAAGCGTCAACACATTCAATGCTTTCGATCCCGACTGCGTTACTCCACGAGGCGCGGTAGGCGGAACCCCGCTAGTCAAAGGCGGTTCGCAGACCGGCGCCAGTATCTTGACCGATGGCTGGCCCGCTAATACCGTCGTTCTCAAGACTGGAGATGCGTTCTCATTCGGCGAGCTAAAACGCGCAACGTCCGACGTATTAAGTGACGGCAGCGGGAACGCCACGATCCCTTTCAAGCCCGTCATCCGCACCAGTCCCGCCGACAACGCTCCTATCGTTACCTCGAAACCCACCTGCACGATGATTCTTGCGGACGACTCGCAAGCCATCTGGGAATGCGATCACAACGGCATATACCAACCGAAAACCTTCACCGCCCTTGAGGTCTTCTCGTGACCGGAACAAGAGATATCACCACCGCCACGAAAGACGCTGCGTCAGCCGACGCCATTCAGCCGATTCTTATGGCCAAGCTGGAATTTGATGGCGGCGACGTTACAGCCCATAGCGGACTCGGAAGCATCGCTTTCAATGGCGATACTTACCTTGGAGTGGGACGTTTTGCGGGAATCGGAACGGCTACTGAAACCAGCGACTTATCCAATGCGCCAATCTCCATATCTCTCTCCGGCATTCCCAACGACATCGTAGCTGTCCTTCTTGCCGAGCAATACCAAGGACGCCGCGCGACGATCTATCTCGCATATTTAGACCTAACCACGTACTCGCTCATCGCCGATCCCTGCATCATCTACCGGGGATTGATCGACACCGCCGACATCGATCAAGGCGCGACATTTTCCGTCTCGCTTTCCATCGGCAACCGCTTCGCCGCATGGCAAGCTCCCGTCATTCGCAGATACAACAACGCCGACCAGCAGGCTCGCTACCCAGGCGACAAAGGGCTTCGCTTCGTTGAACAGGCGGCGGAACGTAGCGTCACATGGGGCGGAAAAGCATGAGACGGGAAGGCTGGGAACGTCTACTCAGCGAGTATCTCGAAAACAAGCGACCGTTCAAATGGGGCCAGACAGATTGCGCGCTATGGTCTGCAGACTGGATTCACCAGGCCACAGGTCAGGACTATGCGGGCGAGTGGCGTGGTAACTACGCGACCGAGGACGAAGCCCAAGCGTTTATGGAATCCAAAGGATTACCGTCTCCCGCCGATATTGCCGGTCACTATCTTAAAGAGATAGCCGTCAAGGCGGCGCAGCGTGGCGATCTCGTGTTGCACCCTATGGGGCCACTTGGCATCTGCAACGGCTATTTGAGTCACTTTATCGCCATGACCGGCGACATCACTATAAAAACGCTCCTCTGCACGAGGGCATGGAAGGTTGACTAATGCCAGCCGCTATACCTTTAGTCGCCGCCGTCGCAGGCGCCGCTGTTACTGCGGAGGGCGTAGGCTTCGCTACCTTTGGTTTGTCGCTCCTCAACTCTGGCGTTGGATTTAGCTTTCTTGGCGCAACGGCCTTTGCCAACAGCATCGCGGGTTTTTTGGTATCGACCGCCCTTAGCACCATCGGCGCGATGGCTTTCGCGCCAAAATCCGAACACAACAATTTCAATAAGGAAGCCAGAACCGTCATGGTTCGGTCATCCGTTGAAAGCCATAAGATCATTTACGGAATCGCCCGCGTGTCCGGCCCCATTGTCTTTATCGGAACGACCGATTCCGGCAAGGATGCCAACGGCGACACGGTGAATGGCACTAACGTATTTCTACACATGGTCATCGCTCTCGCTGGACATGAAATTGACGACATCACGCAGATTTATTTCAACGACCAGCCGGTCTCTATAGACGAGGATGGTTGGGTCACAAGCGCGCCCTATCCATACTCGCCCAATGCCGTCACGCGAAAGATCACCACAGCGATCCGTTCAAGCAGCGTCACCACCGTAACCACAACGGTATCTCACGGCTTCAATATTGGCGACATCGTAACGACGGCGGCGATTTCAGATTCCACGATGAATGGAAGTTTCGTCATCGTCGATACGCCAACAACCACCACATTCACGTACAGCAACGGCGGCGCGGATAGTTCAGCGACCGGAGGTACTGCGGTTGACCAGACCGGCAGCGCATCCACTTCCGAAACCCAAAGCCGCACGATTGACTCAATTGTCCGCGACGACGGCGAGGTTACGGTTACGACTTCCGTTCCGCATGGTTTCATCGTTGGCCACTCCGTACTAATCAAGACATCGAAGAAAGCGTTGAAAGGCACGTTCGAGATTACGGACACGCCCACCAGCACGACCTTTACCTATGACCATCATGGCTCTACTCTCAGCGCGACCGATGGAACGGCTGAAAGTGAAGTATTCACATCGACGACGCCAAGCTACGCGCGGGTCAAGAAATTCCTTGGCGCGGCGGATCAGGAAGTCTCCCCGGAACTTCTAGCCGAAGTCGAGGGATGGGATTCAACTCATCGCCTACGCGGCATCGCCTACGTCCATGTCCGCTTGCAGTACAACCAGAAAGTCTTTTCGCAAGGCATCCCAAATATCAGCGCCGTCGTGCAAGGCAAGAAGGTTTATGACCCGCGCACGGACACAAGCGGCTGGACGGATAACGTCGCCCTCTGCGTCCGCGATTATTTGACCAATGACTACGGATTCAATTGCCCCGATGATGAAGTCAATGACGATTTCTTCATCTCCGCCGCCAACGTCTGCGATGAATCCGTAACGCTTACCAATGGCGATACGCAAGCGCGGTATTCCTCCAACGGCATCATAGACACCGCAAACAACGCCATTGATAATCTCAACGCGCTCGTAGCCGCAATGGCTGGGACTGTTACATACGTTCAAGGCCAATTCCGCGCTTACGCAGGAGCTTACAATTCTCCTGTTGGCGACATTGACACCGACATGCTCGCCGGGCCAGTAAAGATTCGCACTCGTCCGACGCGTCAACAGGTTTTCAACGCGGTTAAAGGCACCTACGTTGATCCGTCATTCAACTACCAAACCACCGATTTTCATCCCGTCACAAACGCTACCTACGCAACGCAGGACGGCGGACAGACCATCTTCAAGGACATTCAGCTACCACTTACGAACGACCAGGAAGCCGCGCAACGCATCGCCAAGGTCATCCTTGAGCAGAGCAGGCAGGGCATCCAGATCGAGATGCAGCTTAAACACCACGCGCTGTCATTTGCAGTATGGGACACGATCACATACACCGACCCAACCTTCGGATGGTCGAACAAAGTATTCCGCATCAAGAAAGTCAGCACAAACGGCGTTGGCCCAATCTCTCTTTCGCTTCAAGAGGAAAGCAGCGCGAGCTATGATTGGAACAGCGGAGAAGCTACCGTCATCGATCTCTCTCCAGATACAAACCTCCCCGATCCCTTCACCGTACAGCCCCCAGGATCGCCCGCAGTTACCGAGGAGCTTTACGCCACCAATGGCGGCGCGCTCAAAAGCAAGGCCACCGTTACATGGCCCGCTTCACCCGACGTTTTCGTTCTCCAGTACCAACTCGAATATCAACTGACTACCGCGACCGACTGGATTGCCGCGCCTCGCGCGGAAGAACCGATAGCGACGATCTTCGACATCGCGCCGGGCCGCTATAACTTCCGCGTCAAGGCGATCAACACGCTCGATAGCCACTCTGAGTATTCGGACACGGCCATAGTCGAGATATACGGACTGACCGCGCGCCCGGACGACGTGCAGAATTTCGACGCCACCGTCATTCATAACGCGGTCTATTTATCATGGGATTTGGCAAGCGACCTCGATGTTCTCAACGGCGGTTACGTCCGCATCCGCTATTCTTCGGCAACGACTACGGCGAACTGGAACGACTCGGTAGACATTGGCCGGGCAGTAGCAGGCAACGCCACAAACACTATCGTTCCCTTGAGGGACGGAACCTATCTCGCCAAGTTCGTAGATAGCTCCGACAACTCATCCCAAAACGCCGCGTTGATAACGATCACCAACACGTCGCTAATTGAATTGAATGTCGTTGAAACACTGTCCGAACATCCGGCATTCGCAGGAACCGGCGACGGCGTCGCTTACGACCCTGACCTTGGAGCATTGAAGCTCGATGGTTCAGTCACCATCGACGATTCTCCCGATGATATTGACGACATCGAAGACCTTGATGCGCTCGGCGGAATTGCAATGCTTGGTAC